AGTTTGGCCTGTGCAAGGGCAGCGCTGATCTGATCGGCTGGAAGCGCGTCACTATCACGCCGGATATGGTCGGCACCACCGTGGCGGTGTTCACCAGCATTGAGGTGAAGAGCGCCACCGGCAGGCTCAAGCCTGATCAACGGCAATGGCTGGATGCAGTGCAAAAAGCAGGCGGTATTGCAGCCGTGGCCAGGAGTGTTGCAGATTGTGAATCATTAGGGTTGACAGGGGCGGATTAAGGTGTAGGATATGGGGACAGGAGGCGAGAGCTTCCACCCCAAACCAAGAATCATGAGCAACTATCAAGGCCGCTACACCCAAACAGTTCAAGGCATTTACACCTTGATTGTTCGTGTTGAATCTGACGGTTATGAGCAAATTGTGAATAATTTCAAGGGCAAGCATTACACAACTATCGCAAGGGCTGAGCGTTCTGTTGCCAAGTACTTAGCAAAACAAGGTTCTTAACCCTAACGCGGCCCGCCAGAGCCGCACCCAATCTGGCGCCACACATTACGACCCAAACCATGACTACAACAACTATTGCCTTATTGCTAGCACTGCTGCTATTGCCGCTGATAGTGCTTTTGTGGGCCACTGAAACCACACCACAACGCGCCAACCGCTTACGCCGTAATGGCTGGAGCCAGCAACGTATTGCCGATCACATGCAAATCAGCCGCTATCGCGTGCGGATGGTGTTGGCATGAGCAAATTCAACATCGCAGCAATTATTACATTGCTGATCATGAGTTACGCAATCGGCTTTGTTGGTGGCCGCGACCAGCAAAAGCAACTGCCATGTCCCATTTATCAACTTAAGCAATGACTGATTCCGACATTTATTGGACATTTGTATCCGCCAGCAAATATGGCGGATCTTTTTGGCAACGGTTAGCTGATGCTGGTTTAGCTGCTGATGCACAAAACAAACGCCGGATATTAAATGAGTTCCATGAACTTATTGAACATTACGGCCCATCAAAAGGTTTACACCAACTAATTCGGAATCCCAAATGACTGTTATTTCAAACGAGGAGTACCACGCTGACCCGGCCATTAGTGCCAGCCAGCTAAAGGAAATTGGCCGCAGCCCTTTTCATTATTGGAAGCGGTACGTTGATCCTGATAGGTCGCCATCGGAACCGACTGCTGCTATCCGCTTGGGCAGCCTTGTGCATTGCGCGGTGTTGGAGCCTAATGAATTGCTGCAACGGTATGCCGTTGGCCCTGACAGGCGCACTAAGGAGGGCAAGGCAACGGCTGAGCGGATGCTTGCTGATGGCATCGAGCCAGTTAGCGCTAGTGATTTTGAGCAGGCGTTATCAATGGCAGCGGCTGTACATAGCCACCCAACAGCAGGTTTATTGCTGGCTAATGGCCAAGCGGAGCAGTCCTTTTGGTGGGATGATATAGCAACTGGGCTGCGATGTAAGTGCAGGCCAGACTGGTTTGATGGTGAACTAATTGTTGACCTAAAAACCTGCGTTGATGCTTCCGTGGCAGGGTTTGGCAAGTCGGTGGCTAATTTTGGCTACCAAATCCAAGCTTCTCACTACTTAGCAGGGACGTTGGCTAAGCGCTTTATTTTTATTGCAGTAGAAAAAACCTACCCATTTGCAGTTGGTGTTTATGAGCTAGATGCTGAGGCATTAGTTCATGGCAGCATCGCCCGCCATAATGCGCTGCAACGTATTCAGGATTGCCGTGCTATCGGTGAATGGCCGGGTTATACCGATGGCATCCAGACACTCCAGCTTCCCGGCTGGGCATTAAAAGACAACACTTCCATTACATCAGAGGATTTCTAAAATGAGCGCCATCACACAGTGGACACAAGAGCAAACGCAACTGATCAGCAGCACCATTGCACCAGGTTGCACACCAGATGAATTGAAGCTTTTTAGCTATGCGTGCCAACGATCAGGTTTAGATCCGTTTTCAAAACAAATCTATGCCATCAAGCGCGGTGGCAAGATGTCGATCCAGGTGGGCATTGACGGCCTGCGCAGCATTGCCGAGCGTACCGGCCAGCTAGATGGCAGTGAAACCTATTGGTGCGGTGATGATGGGCAATGGGCTGATGTATGGCTGGGCAGTAAGCCCCCAGCAGCAGCAAAAACCATCATCTACCGCAAGGGCAGCAGCCATCCATTTGTTGGCGTGGCCCGCTTTCAGGATTACAACGCAGGGCAGGGACTATGGAGCAAGATGCCTGCTGCAATGCTGGCTAAATGCTCTGAGGCATTAGCACTACGCAAAGCCTTTCCCGCCGATATGTCATCGCTTTATACAGCAGATGAGATGGAACAAGCCGAGACGGTAACAGTGACAGCAACACCTACGCCAGCGCTAGCACCTGCTGCACCTGCTGGTGATGCCAAAATCTTTGCTGCTGGTAAGGCAGCGATTGCTAAATGCAGCACGTTAGATGAGCTAGAAGTGGCTACTAAACGGTTAGAGGCACGCCAAAACGATCTCAGCCCCGAGCAATATCAGGAGTTATTGCAGATGGCAGTAACACGCGAGGATGCTATGGAGGCCAAGGCTGAAGCCGATCCGTTTGCTGATGACTGAGCCGTATCTAACAACTGATCAGTTAGCTGCTAGGTGGGGGCTGCGGCCCGCCACCTTAAAATCCCAACGTGCGCGTGGGGTTGGCCCACCGTATGAAACTGCCGAGCGCTTAGCCTCACCGCTAGGCACTCCACGTGTGCGCTATTCACTAGCGCAAATCCTGGCCTTCGAGGCCGCCCACAACATCACCCCGCTAATCCCATGAGTTTATTTGCTACCGGCATTGTTCGCATTATTTCTGAGCCTCAACTACGCACGTTTGACAATGGCACGCAAGTAGCCAACCTGTTCGGCGGTATCGGTGAGGGTAAAGATAAAAATGGGGAATACATTAACAACGGCATTGACTGCGAAATTTGGGGCAAGTCGGCTGAATTAGTATGCGACCGCTGCAAAAAGGGTGACAGCATCCAGGTCACTGGCACCATACGGCGCCAAGAATGGGCAGATAAGCAAACAGGTGATAAGCGCAGCAAACACATAATGAGCGTTAGCAGGTTTGAATTTTTGCCACGGGCTGCTAATAATACCAGCGAACCTGATCCCTTTTAAGCCATGACTGCTGATGCAATGCGCGATTACCTAGAGGCGATCTCTAGGTATCCGTTGCTTAGTACACAGCAGGAAATACAGTTGGCACGTAAAATCGCGCAGTACATGGAGCTGCGCGATAACCCTAACCCAACACCTGCTGAGCAACGGTTGATAAAAGCTGGCCTTAAGGCACGGGCTACAATGGTGAACTGTAATTTACGTTTAGTTGTACATATTGCCAAGCGTTATACGGGGAGAATTAAGTCAATGGATATGCTGGATTTATGCCAAGAAGGCAATATCGGCTTACAACGTGCAGCAGAAAAGTTTGACGCATCCCGAGGATATAAGTTTTCAACTTATGCCTATTGGTGGATAAGGCAATCATTAAAACGTGCTATTGATAGCAAAGAACGCATGATAAAGATACCTATACACATGATTGACAGGATGTTTAAGGCATTACAGATTGAAACTGAATTTATGAAAGAACATGGCCGCAAGCCAAGCAAAACAGAATTAGCTGATATTATGGGCTTGACCGTAGAGCAATTGCTAGCATTAGTTGATTGCAGCAATGCTCATGTAAGTTTAGATGAACTCATAACAGATGATGGCAATTCTTTGCTTGATTTAATTGCCAGCCCTGAAGTGGATATTGATTATGACTTAGACCATAGCAAAGAGCACGTGCAGCTTGCGTTGTCTTATTTAACTGATATGGAGCAAGATATGATAAATAAACGCTACCATCAGGATTTAACTTTTACCGCAATTGCAAAGGATCATAACGTATGCCGTGAACGTATAAGGCAACGCATGACAAGTGCGCATCGCAAATTAGGTAAAATGATGTCAGAATATACGTTTCCACCACGGGCGGTTTGATTGTTGAAGATATAAAGTAGCTTCTAAAGCTGCGATATGGTGCACAGCTTGTTTTATTAATTTAGCTTGATGTGCATTTTGTTTTATTAAGCTACTGCATAATTTAGCTACTTCCTTGCTGTCGGGGCAGTTTAATGCAAGGCGGCTTTGGCCTTCAAGCGCTAGCTGCTCCTCTAGACTGAGCTGCACGACCATCCACTCCATCATTACTACATTTTGCAGTTAATGGCATTCTAACAATGGAAACACCAACTATCAAGCGCGTTAAGTCCAAGGACGGCGATTATATATGGCAGGTAACGTATGCTGGCATGTGTAAAGAACACGTGCAATCTTGGCAGGCTATGGTATTTTATCATCAGGCAATGGAATGTTATCACAACGACGCAGGTAACTTAAAAGCTTTATTGCACGGCCCAGATCCCAACATTCATGATTAGACCACCAGCTCCACAATTCAGAATGGCCTTTTTGCCTGTTATGCACTGAACAGCAAGGTGCAAGATTTGCACGGCTGGTATGGCCGCCATTCTTTTTAGGCACCAAATGATCAAGTGTTATGTTATCAAATTGCTCACCGCAGATGTAGCACCTGCTATCCCATTCTTCAATGATTGATTTACGGAATTTGTGTTTGGTTACCTTACGGCTGACTAACTCGGTCTCGTTGATGTGATGATTCATGAGGCTCCGGCATTTCGTAGGGAAGCACCTCATAATCCAGGAGGTGAGCGTTAGATTGTGCGATCTCTTCTAACCGAGCGGCGATGCCGATTGCTACATCATCTGATGAGTACTCACTATCTACGACCATCATGGCAGATATTTCAACAAGGTAACGGTTCATGTTGCAGGCTCACACGTGATTTCAACGCCAGAACTAGCGCGTGGCCTTAGTTTAAGCCATATACCGCCAAGTGATTTTGGCATTACAATTTTTTCAATTGCAAATCCACCGCCACCTTTAAATTCTTGTTTATAACTGCCTGTTTGTATATGCCAACGTTGCTCTATTCGTTGCTCGCCTTTGTTATTAATCCTATAGCATGGATGCGCCACAATTGTGCGTTCATGATTATGGCCATTAACTATTACATCAGCATCAGGCATGATGCTGGCATATCTACCGCCGCCCAATGTTCCTTTTGTTATTACACCACCCCAAGTGCCATGGTGGAATCCAAGAGTTAATCGTCTGATTTTTTCTTGTTTTTGTTGAGCAGCATCTTCCATATAAAAAGTAAACCATACAAAGCCTTGATAACGCATATGTTCTACAGGGCTGCCACTATCGCGCATTATGCGAACTACGTTACCAAGTGGGTCAACTTCATTGTGGTTAATGATTGCTGTTTCGTGATTACCATCTGACATCATTACGATGTCATCTTGCCAAGGCTTTAGCCATGTTGCAGTTTCGTTAAATACTAAGTCAAAATAGTTGCCACCTAAATGTTCTGGCCTTATATCGCCTTTACTGCTACGTCTATCTTTTTTGCCCTGCATTAGGCACATTATATCACCAAAGAAAAGCGCCTTACCTTGGCGTTCTTTCATTTCATCTAAATGCTTTTTGAAAAGCTTACGGTCGCATTTTGGATTATCTAAGTGGATGTCGGATGCAAGAAAGAAATTATATTGCGTTGTAGTTGAGGTATAGGGAACCCGTATTTCAGTTAATTCTGGGCTGTGGCGGATTACCTCGCACTTCATGGCTTCACCAGCAACGCCCAGCCTGTCCCTGCGCCATCGACTTCCCATCGCCTATTAAAGCGGGGTTTACTGTATTTCACACCTGCGCCTTTGGTGTGGTTCACGTAGCCGCCATTGATTAGATCTGCCTCACCATTGGGGTCGTTGACTATCCAGTGATCTGCATCAGTAAAACCAATAATTACAGACCAGTGGCCGCCGCCTGTCGGCGCGTTATATGGCCCGTGGTGTAACCATCCGACTGCAACAGGTCTACCAGCTCGCAATTCAGTTTCTAATAAGCCTGGTGCGCAGTTGGTTACGAACCTTGAATTTGTGAGTCCTAGTGACCGTAATGCAAGGACCTGCGCCTGCGCGTCAGTGGTATCGCCGTATTTTGCCCGTACTTTATTGTATTCATCATCACTTTTTACCTTGCCATAGTATTTAGCAATCATCGCGCAACTACTGCTAAAACACTCGCGGTAACCGGTGCCAGATTTATTGTCCAGTTGGTACTCATAGGGCACCTTAAGCAGCACTGATGTTGCTTTAGTTGAGATGCCCCATAGTTTTGCTTCCGCTTCACGGCGGCGGCGTAATCCCGGTTCCGCTGGTGTACCTGGGTTGGTATATAGCATTAATGCTGCTGGCACTGCGTCATAATCTGACTCGCGCAGGCATTTGCTAATGGTTACGAAATCTGGGCTACCGCAAAAATGCCAACCTACGTTATACGCAAATGAGATCAACGCATTTTGACGGTTAGCAGTTAATGTTTTCCAGCCCGGTATTGTTTTTGCTAGTGCTGGCACTACCTGAGTTTCTAGCATGTTATCCAGCAACCCATCAGCAGCTTCGCGTGTGATGGTATCGCCGATTTTTACTGCTGCGCCATCAGGCCATCTAGTGGTGCCCCAGCCGATGGTTGGCACACCGGCAGGGCATTTATATACTACAGAACTAAAACCCTCAAATTCGCGTATCAACGCTGCCGCTGGTTCCCATGCCAATGTAGGTTTTGGCGCTGGATCAGCGCGGAATTTGTCGAGGAATGTAGCCTGCTCATCCGGTGCTAGTAGCTCCCATGCCCAGTTCCATGCCGCCTGCTGATGTGGCAACGGCGCTGGCTTGGTTGTTGCTTTTGCCGCTGCTAGGAAATTCATTGGCGCTCATACGGTGCATGGATTGAAATCTCACCACCTAACAAGCGGCTGTCACCAGTCTGCCAGGTGTCATCTATAGGATGCTCGACGATAACTGGATCGGGAGCTTTAGGTTGCGCCTTGTGCCATTCAGCTTCGGCAGCATCCAACTTGGCTGGTAGCGTCTTCTCAAACCACCATTTGCGAATGGCGAATTCGAGTTCACGCTCCCAGGCTGGTTTGCCAAAGCGGATCAGCCCTTTTTTACGCGCAACAGGTTCAGCACCTGGAACACGAGCTGAATGATGCTGTTGCTTTTTAGTGGCGACAGCGCGATCAGCTCAGACGCTGCGGCAACAACAATCCAAAACGCTGGATGGGATAGGAAGTCCACAGGAACTGTGGTAAACGTCACATTCAGTCTAACGCTTACTTCACCTCAAGCTTGCTAACGCGGTTTTCCACCTGGTTAAGACGGGTGAACATCTCGCGATTTGTTTCTTTTATATCCGTGTGCAACGTCTCAAGCGATGTAGCGATATGCTCCACTGCACTGGTAAGGCGTATTACAGCAGCGGCGGCTTCCTCATTCCTACGGCTAAACCCAAACAGCCCACAAGCAACCACGCTGATGGATGCACCAGCGATAGCAGCAAAAACTTCAATCACGGCTCAGGCTGGTGTTGCCCCTAGTCTAGCCCCAGGGCAGACCTTGCGCTTTGGTAGGTGAGTGCTGCTCATCCAGTTGAGCTTGCAGGGCAGCTTCAATCTCGGCAACTTTATTTTCATTGCCTAAACCTTGGGCTAACGCAGTTTTTACCCAGCCGATCACCAGCTCAGGTGTTAGATCAGCAAATGGGATGATGTTATCTACAGGTTGTTCTAGACCTACTGAGCCATATGCGCCAGCAGAGTAGGTGCCATCGTTTGCATTAATGGTGTAATGAGCGGTGTAAACAATGCCATCAGCGGTATGGCGTTCGAGTTGGGCAATGCCCCAGGTAAATTCTGTTACTGGTGACGCAGATGCTTTAGCCATAACAATCAATGGTGATGGGGTTAGTGTACTACAAATGCTGTAACCAGTTACAGGCCGGTTACCCGCCTAGGTCAGTAGTGAAGGGGGAGACTGGGCTTAGCTTCGTGCAAACTCGCCGTGCAATTCTTCGCGCAACTTGTCAAGAGCGACGATAGCTTCCTCCTTGTTATCAAAAGAACCAGCGGAATGCCGCTTGTAATCCAGAATAACGCAGGTGTACCACTTGTTCTTTTTCCATGTGACGCCCTTTACACCCGACTTGCTGTCAAACCGAACACGGCGGTTCATGCAGTTTTGGGAATGAGTGGCTGCTCGCAGGTTTTCAATACGGTTGTCCAACACCTCGCCGTTGATGTGATCCACGAACGGAACAGGATCATTGCCGTGCATTACCCATACCAGCCGGTGAACGGCGTAGAGCTTGCCGTTGATTTTGATTCGGCGATAACCGTCACCATTGATGCCACCAGCAGGTCTGCCCATCTGACGGCTTTTGCCAGGCTGCTTCCAATACAGCTCGCCATCCCGATACTCAAGCAGTTCGTGCAGCAGATCCGCTGCCAGTTCGTTGGTTTTCATGGCTACGCGTTCTCAAGAGCAGCAACTTTGGCCTCAAGGGTTTCAATGCGCTCCATTGCTTCCTGCAGTGCCTTGACCGCCTTCATGTAGAGCACCGACTGATTAACGCCTTTGGTGACTTCACCAGTTTCGTTGCCATCCGCATCGCGGTCTGGTGTTTCAAATACCAGACCGGGACAAATGGTTTCCAGCTCTTGAGCAATCGGACCAATCTGACGGTGGGTTTCGTATCCAGTGTCGGCTTTGAAGTTCCAGTTACGGATCTGGATTGCCTTGAGATCAGCCCACTGGGAGCCAGCGGCAACAATGTTTTCTTTTAGTTTTTTGTCTGAGATTGTGGTGTAGCTTCCATTCGTATTTTGAACGTTACCGTTCGTGTAGACAATAAATGATGCAGTGCCATTGCTTGTATTTGTTGCACCGTAGCAGCCAAGATAAAGGTAGTTAAAGCCCGCCGCTTGAGCACTACGGGCTATGTGAACGTAGGTCGATGAACCGAAAACGTCATTTTGACCGTTGTTGCTAATCCTCATCCGCTCCGTCGGAGAACTCGCCCCATCCGCCGTAGTGGAGAACACTAGGCGGCCTGGCATGTCATTCGCGCCAGGGGTGCCGTCTACATTGCAAGTTATTTGTGCTGCAACTGATTCGATGTCTGTACCATCGGCACCACTCCATTGGATAGACCCAAGGGAATCTCCGTTTTGAACAACGGTTACGCCACCATTGGAGCCTGATCTAGATTTTGCCAGAGTAAATTTAGGTCCCGCTCCGTTATCGCCATTGTTGCAAACGCCAATATTGGCAATGTCGCCGCCAATGGTTGCACGCTCAACTTGTACAAATGGGATATTCCCATCACCGTAACCACGCGCAGTAGACGTACCAACTAAGAGCCTGCCGGAGCTGTCGATGCGGGCGCGTTCAGATCCTGCCGTGAAGAATGCTGCGGTTGACCACTGGCTTGCAGTTATTCCACCCCACTGAAGGATGCTGCCGTTGTAACTTGCAGCTCTCCACCCCGCGATAGCAAGCGCAGTTGCGCTGTCAGCAGCACCTAAATCCAATAAACCCTGGGGCGAAGTAGAGCTAATCCCTACGCGGCCTGAGCTGTCGATGACTACAGCATCGCGTCCGACAGAACCATTGGAGGAATACTGAGAAAAATAGATGGGCGCGGCTGTTCCTGTAGTATTTCCAACTGCAGCAAATCTTGCTGTATTTAAAGCAGTTATGTAATCAAAAAAAGTTGAAGATGATGTCAGTGCAGGCGCTTGTCCCGTAGAAGCAATTGCACCTACAACCTGAAGAGATTGGCTAGGCGAACTAGTCCCTATGCCTACGTTGCCTGCCGGGAGAATAGTTACACGCGGCGAGTTAGTTGTATTAAATACAATCGCGCCTGCTTCTTGCGTTGTAAAATTTAAGTTACCAGTGCCGCGATGTTTTATCTCTGATGTAGCATTAGCGCCTGTATTATTACGAATAAACCGTAAACCATAATCGGTGTAAGTTGTATCACCAACGATATCAATATATGAGTTGCGGTTGCCGGTTGCGCCTTCACCAATTTCTAAAAATGCATCTGTTGCGTCATCAGCACCAACTCTTGTGGCACCTGCTACATGCAAAGCTTTTTGGGGGTTTGCTGTCTTTATACCAACAGCTTGCGTTGATGTACAAGTTATTGCGTATTGAGCGCCGGTTGCGATCGCAAGCGAATTGCCGCCTTGAGGGCAAAAAATACCAGTATCACTATCATTCAGGAAGCTAACGCTTGGCGCCTGTAACGTCCCAAGCGGTATGGCTGCCGTTTCCAGTTTGGCAGTATTCAAGTTCGTGAAGTTAGTATCAACTTCTGTGTGCGTTAGCGGTGAACCTTTACCTGCGCGAGTGACGATAGTAGTCATGGGTTAATTGATGGGGGTGTTACAGGACAGTGTAGCCAGCTTCGACATAGCCAGCTACGTCAAAGTATTGCAGGTTTACAAATATAATTGGTGCCGACAATGCAATACTAACATCAGGCCCAATAAAATATCTATACTCTAAGCTGCGGCTTAGTAAAATAGCAGTGGTTACTATAGGGGCTAACATTAATCTCTAGATACAGTTGCGGTAACAGTAAGGTTGCCTTTAGCGTAATAGTAACTGCTAACGTTAGGCACCTTTAGCTTTAGGTCCCACAAGTAAACCCCAGCAGCCAAGGTTACTGTAGTCGCTGCCGTTAATGATAAATTAAGCTTACCAGTAACGGCACTTGCAACAGTACAAACTAAAGATCCGATTAGCGACCCGCCAAATTCGCTTCTTATGTCTGCGTCAAAAGTATAGCCAGTCAAATTAAGTATCTTGCCAATTTGGTAGGTAGCGCTTGTGTCTAGTATTGTAAAATCTATTTCTGAACCGCCAGCAGTGGCACCAATTTTAAATGCACCGCTTGTAAATCCATCAGCCAAAACAAAATAATTTTCATTCGCTTGGATGCCACATGGCAACCTTCCGCCACTAACACTAAATGCAACGCGATCATTAGCCACTAACCCATGACATGGGCTTGTGATTACATTAGTAGCATCATTTAATGTTGCAGTTTTTGCTGCTTCTGTAATAATAAGATCCTGCTCAAAGGTACTGTCCTGCAGTACTGTTAGGTTAAGAGTGGAGGGGTAGATCATGGGTTCATTCTAGCTATTAGAACTTGATGCAGGCTAGCAATGCCACGTTACGTGGTCTGGTCTCGGCACCACCAGCAGGGGAAGGCCCACCAGTGGTGTAGGTAAGACTTGCGGTATTCGGGTTAGCAGTTATATTCCCATCATCATTTTGCTGAGTAAACCCAGCACCGTAAGTTATGCTGCCAGTGTCGGTATATGCAGCTTTAGCAAAACCAGTAACTGTAGAGCTATGGGTATGACTCAGTAGCTGAGTGCCTTCTGCCTGCGCACTACCAAATGCACGGCTTGCGTCAACACCACGAGCATCATCCCAACCACGTATAAATTCACCACGTAGATCAGGCAGGTTAAATGTTGTGCTGCCATCACCAGCACCATAGGTAGTGCCGGTAACAGCAAATAGAGCAGCAAATGTGGTGCGACTAACAGCGGCACCATTGGCCTTTAGAAATCCAGTTGGTGCTGTACTAGCAGCAAAATAAAATACTGCACCTATTGGCACACCGCCAATAGTGGCAAATGCAAGGGCACCGGAGCCGTTTGTTGTTAGTGCCTGCCCGCTGCTGCCATCTGCTGCCGGTAGGGTCAGCGTCAGGTTTGCAGCAACGGTTGCTGGTGCCTGGAGCGCAACAAAATTACTGCTATCAGCATCAGCAAATCTGACATCAGATTGCGCATTAAGCGTTACGTTGCCTGTGACAGTACCGCCCGTTAATGGCAAAAATTGACCAGTAACAAATGCCGTAGTTGCTATCTGCGTGGTACTAGTGCCTGCTGATGCTGTAGGTGCCGATGGTGTACCGGTAAATGTTGGGCTTGCTAATGCTGCTAAACCCCAATTGGTGGCGCCTAATGTGCCAATTGTTACCCAGCCACTGTTACCGCTATTACGCTGTTTTACTAGGTTATTGGTTGTATCAGCATATAATTGATAGGCGTACATGGCAACCGGTTCTGCTGAACCGCTATTCATGCTGACAATGGCGGCTAGCGCATTGTTTAGGTCAGATCTAAATGCTGATCCGGCTTGATTGCCAATGTCATAATCATGCTGAGCCACTAGATCACACCTCCATATCCAACCGCAGTATAGGTGAAACTCCTCGCCAAGAAGTTGGCGCCTTGCTTAAAGGCAATAGTAAAGCCGGTTCTGGTAACGCTTGTGATTGTAAAATCCTCAGAATGCACCAGATCATATGGCGTGATGCCAATAGATGGTGCAACATAAAATGCTTTGGCGTATGTCACATTATAAGCAGCCGCACCTGTTGTCAAAATAGCTGATACCTCAACACGTTGCTGCAATTCAACTAAAACACCAAGTTGCGATATTTGTATATTTTTCGCAACATCTTCAGTTGATGCAATAATTTTAAACTGGAACCCACGGCCACGCACTATAGCATTGCTAAATTCACGCCAACTACTCCATACAGGTGAGCTTGCTGGATCTTCAGTTGCATAGCGTACATACATAGCAGCATCAACTCTATCAACAACATCTCCATCAATTGTTTCCCATGTATCAATATTAGCAGTTTGGCTATCCCATAAGGTGATCGCGCTGTAACCTGATGAAGCAATACGCCTTTGGATATTTACGTCATAAACAGCGCCGAGATCTAATGGGTTATTATCATCTAAACCTAAGTTAAATTCACCTGTTAATCCTATAAAGTAACCGCTTGCTACATAGCCATCCACAACATATAAAACACTTAACTCAGTAATTATTAACGCATCATATCCCGCGTCATATGTCATGTTATTGGCACTGCTACCTGGACCAGCAAAATTAAAATCTTCTTCATTTATATTGCTTATAGTCAATCTTGGTTGTTGTATTGTTAGATCAGCCGTAATCACTGTTGCATCAACACTACGCCTCCCGCCGTCATCTTCAAATTTAAGTAAGTAACTACCATTTAATAATGGCACTTGCTTTTGCGTTTGGCTGCCAGCAGCAGCCACTACAATTTCTTGTGATTCACCCCATGATGCGTTTTCTGTTGCCGTGCTATGCCTTATTAATACTTTACCGCCTATCAATACATCAAGTTCCGTGCTGCGCGTCCAGCTAAGAATTGCGCTGGATTCATTAATTGGTATCAATGATACGCCAATCACATTATCTGGCACCGCAATTTTGCCAACTGTTGCAATAGTTAGTTCTGCATAATCAGTTGACGGTATTCGCAATGGGTTCAAGCTATAAACACGAATATAATAAGTATCAATATCAGTTTCTAAGATTTCATATTGTGCGCTTACGGTATCGACTAAATTCCAATTGCCGTTCCCACGTTTCCATTGCACGCGATATTCGCTTACGCCGCGCACTGGCTGCCACCGAACAACTATTTTAGTTGTTGCTCTATTATTTGTAGCATAAAACACTTCTTCATAATTAATGCCAACTGGTATTTCAGGACTAATTTCAGTAACTGATATATTTGGATTCTGCAATGGTCTATTTTGTTCTACATAATCGTATTTGCTAGCATTATGAGCTAGTGCTGTAATTTGATATTCAGCACCTTCGCTTTCAGTTACTGACAATACCCGCCATGTTGTAGCCTCAACGTCTGTGTTTTGCAGCATCCATAAGCTACCTACATTTGGCGTTGTAGAATATGCAGTTGATACCGTGATAACAGCACCTACAACAGTTGTAATAGTTCTTTCTTCAATGCTGCCATCAGGCATTATCACAGTTAGCTTTGCGTTAAATAAATCGGTTATGTCTGTAGCATCTGTATTGTCAACTGTAATTTGTGTTGTTGTTGCAGCATTGATGCGGCCAGCGCGTCTAATACCGGCTTTTAATGGATCTGCAATTTTTATTACCTGCCCTGGCCTTACGACAACGCCAGATTCTACGCTGCATGTAAATGTAACAACTTCTGTTTCATTAGCCTCAGAATATAATACCCATGCACCTAACCTTGCAGCTTGCCCGCGACTGGTACAAGCAAAAGCACGCAATTCTGTTTTGCTAACTCCATACTTACTAATACCAGCCGCATCTTCTACTATCTCATATGCTATATCTTGTGTTTGCGTATCTAAGTAAGTAACAACTGCAACTGTATGTCTAGTTTTAAGACTGCTACCGCTATAGGTAAACCCAGCTTCTGTTACGTTAGCCATTGTAAATAGATAAGATGCATCACGCGGTGCATCTTGCGATATAGTCAACGCGCCAGTTGCCCAGAATGGCATAACACGCATTACGCTGGATAAATCATTAATTAGTTTGTATGCATCATCTTGGTTTTGAATCAATACATTACAACTAAAACGTGGTTCGGTGCCACCTAATCCATCTGATACTAATGCTGATGCATAAGCTGATGCAGCATAGAAAGCTGGCTTATCAAGTTGTGAGTCAATTATATGTTGCCCAAAGCCATATCTAGTGTTAGTAAGCAGGTCAAACAAAATCCATGCTGGATCTGATGTCCATACACGCGCATTCTCGGCTGTTAGCGTGCCATTAAATGTGTAGCCGTCAGGATAGATAATACGGCCATTGGCTTGGTCTATTGTAACGCCTGTTGGCACACGCACCTTAACACCACGAATGCGATAGGCGCGGCTTGGTAATGAGCTAAATTGTTGCGCATTAAATTTAATAGCAACAATTGCGCTGTTCGGATATGTAAGTTTTTGATATACCAATTCTTGGTAATACGTCCATAGAAACGCATTAACCAACGTAGCGGAATCAGCACTGTCGGCTGTCAATCTTGTTATTTTAATATCTACTGAGCCCGTCCATCCAGTGGCAAAATCAACTCTATAATCACGCTGGTAAGAATCAGCAGTGCGCCCGCTGACTGTCTCAGTTGCTACAGTAGTATATGCGCCACCATTATATGAAAGCGCAATTGTGAATGAAAAGCTAGCGCCTAATATATCCCCCTGTGTGTTAAATTCTTGCAACGCTGGCACTGTAATAGTAATAACAACACCGTTTACGTTAACATCGTCTACTCTTCTTATGACGGGCACAGCTTGCAGCACTGGGGTCGATTGAACGTTGACAGGCTCGCTGATATCGCCATAACCTTGAATATATGTTTGCGCTTGCGTACCATAGCGCGGCTCAATAGTTACGTTTTGAAAGTTATAATCAACTGGTTGCACATTACTTAAATCAGTGCTAGCTCTTAAAATAGGCGTTTTGTTAAGATAAATATCTTTTAAAGCCGCAATATTATATGCGCTAGTGCCCTTGGTTAGACCAGCCGCTGACGGGAAACCTTCAATCTCGCCTTCACTAAGCAAATCAATAAATGTAGCGTATTGCGTGCTAGCTAAACTGTCTGCTGTACGCGTTGGTGTGCGTGGTCTATTAGCTTCAGCTAATTGATTTTGCTTAAGCTGATTTACATAATTAATTTGCTCTTGGCCTTTTAATAAAGATGCATATTGATATTCCGCTGGTAAAGCTTGAAAATTTTGAATCGTCGGGTCCCATAGACCTTGCTCAAAAAACGCGCTGCCGGGCATTACACTACCTCCAAGGTTGATATATTGGCTGATATAACAACTGATCCAACAATCGTCTCACCATAAATAATAGGTACTGGTGTACCTTGCACTGATGTATTTTGAATGCCGCTAAAGCTATAAGATTTTTGTGGGTCCATCTCTGTTTCACGCATTGTTGATGGCGACGATGTTGCAGTGCCATTACCTATTGATGGCGGTGCGATACGTGGCACTGGTGTCAGCATCTGCGACACACCACCTAATGCCATTGATATGCCAATGCCAGCCAATACGCTACTGACAGCCACCGGTGCCGCCAAGCCTAATAAACCAATTGATGCGCCACCAGTAAAAAATGCAGCACCTATTAATAATGCACCAACAATAACTTTACCCACGCCACTACCAAATATTTGTTTCCAAGTAATCCCGCCGGCTACCACCGGAATTATGCGGATAACATTTTGGCCTACAGGGTGATTGATTTCATCTTCGCCGATGTTATATGATCCAACTAGAACACGATAATCATATTGAGCCATATGCGCTTCTAAACCAGCAAAATTTACCAGTAAATACCTAACAGCTTCTGCTACATCACGCGCCTCAGCCATAAATGATCGCACACCCATGAACTTAGCCAGTTCACCATAAACACGGATTTCGCGTAGCATCGTCATCTCACTGCTTTCACCAGCTTACTTGGTTCACAATAACTCCAGCTACCATCAGCAGGATTAACGATATGCCATGGCAATTGGCTGCGTTCGCAAAACTGGCGATCCATTGCACTAGGTTCTGGTGATTGGTTCGGATGGCTATGTACGATTGCGATAATATCTGCTTGATCCTCAGCTTTTGCCCAGTCGGCTGGATGAATAATAAAATGATCGGTATCATCGGCAAGATTACGGCAAGCGACGTATATCGTATCGCCAGCAACATCAATAAGCAAACCGCAGGATTCATTTGGGGCCATAAGCTTCGCGTGGCTAATAGCTGCTTCACGCCATGTCATTGCGCAAACAAACCAACACCAGGGAATGATCCAAACGGTAACTGAGCTGTTACGCCAAATCTAGTAGCGCAACTGGTCAATCTCTTGCCGCATACATCAGCAGCGGCAGAACCAACCGGATTATTGTTAGCATCAAAATATGTAGCTGCTGTATAACTGCATTCAGTTGAGCGGTATACCCATTGGCATAAGTTGGCGATACATTGCCGCTTTGGTGCCCTTACACCGACTAAATCAAATGCCGCCGCTAACTCCCATTCGACGAATTGCCGCGATTCTATTACTTTACGATCAAGATAATAAATTTCCCTAGGAAACTCAGCAGTTGAATCAGCATTAGCATTGCCTGCTGTAAAATTAGCAGCATCAAGATAACGCGCTAAAGTGCGAATCCTTATAAATTTAGCGCCGTTCAAATCATTACCTACACTTGTTTCATTTACCGTCAGCAATATGCTTGTGACAAACCGCAGTGCATTGCTTACCCTTAGTGTTGGCCTTGGCAGTTGGCCATTACCGTTATATTCAAAACCTGTTGCCTCAACCGGGAATGCAGTATAAGTATTGCCAGCCCATACAATATTCCCATTATTTACTTCATTAGTGCCAGAATGGAATCTAAATACCGTATTAGCACCATGGATTGCTGTAACTAAATGCACCTCAAACAATTCAATAATTGCTGATGGTGCTAACTTTTGTAGCTCAGATACTGGTACGGTCATGGCTCTGCTACCTGTTCAAAAGTTGCCTGCACTGAATTATTATTATAGCTTTCTAGCGTCCGGCTCCATTCGCGGCATACCCATTTGGTGCCGCCGCCTGATGGTGGTGTCCAGTCAAATGATTCAACACCAGCTCTTGCATTAAGGAATGCCTCAATCGAATCTGCATCAGCATTAGTGCGATTCCTAAATGTTAAAGACCAGCTTTTTAAGTTTTGATTAATGCCAAACGCTTGTCGCTTTTCATATCCATCGCCAAATTTAACTACTGTGACTGATGGCTTACTGCTAACCGCAGCACCAAAATCTGATACGTATGTAAATGTTGGCATTAGGCTAGTAGTCCTCCAGGTCTACGTTGTTTAACCAATTCGGCCTGCACCGCAGCACTAAGCGCTTTACCTAATTGCTCGCCGCGTGGTGCATCGCCTTGAGCGCTGGTGCCGCCTGCATCTACATTAACAACAACATTAGTATTACCGCCACCGCCGCCCTGCATCGCCACTGGTATACGTCGGCCATCAGGCAATGGCACATACGCCTCGGGCATCCGCCCTTCACCATACATAGCAAGTTGTGGGCTATTGGCGATGCCACCTGCTGCATAACGCTTTAACGGCAGTGGCCCCATCTCGGTCATGATGCCGCCATTGGCAAAACCGAAATTAGGTCCTGCCTTGCCTAATCCTGTTATAGAGTCAAAATAACCACCGCCGCTTAAACCCCCGCCACCGCCGCCAAATAACCCGCCGATACCTTGCAGAATGGGCCGTAATATTAACTGTTGCGTTGCAATACGTATCATATCTTTAATAATTGAATTAGCAAAATCGTTAAAATTCATCTTGCCTGTTGTTACTAATTCTGCAATGCCATCAGATAAACCTTGAAACGCATTTTGCGTTAATTGTGATACATTCTCGCTCATTGTGCCAATGCTAGTAAGAAAACTTTCAACGCCATTTTTAAATCCCTGTCCTACATCAGCAGCATTTAATTCATCTATTGAACGTTTTAATGCACGTGTCGCTTCCGCTGCTTGCAATGCTTT